AATAGAAACGTGTCGGGGCGGACGGATTTGAACCGTCGACCTCTACATCCCCTAGTACGGCAACGGGGTAAAACCGTCCGGGTAGCAAAAATGCTATTTGAAAGTAGCTTTTTGCCTCTCCTGGGCGGTTTTCGGTGTCATGTGTCATATGGAAAATGTGACATTTATCCCGTTGTGACAGAGACCTTACAAAAACATGACGTGCGTCCTTATCTTGCATATAGGTATACCGTATGATAAGATGGAGGTGGTTCAAAAACGTGTAAGTGAGGTGCTTATGGCGACGCTATTGCAGTTTCTGGCAGCGAATTCGTTGTGGTTGGTGGGGCTGGGACTGATGTTGGCCTCGTCAGGTATCGATGGGGCGTACATGGCACGCTGGATGACGGACTTGCCGGGCGTTGGCGGGGCTGCAGTGCTGGGGTATGTGCTCAATACGACCTCGGATTTGGGCGGGCTGGTCCTCACGTATTGGTTCGGCAGGTTGCAGCAATCGCCGAAGAACTCGAAGCAGTTCCGGCTCAGCTGGGTATTGATTGGGGCCGAGCTGGTGGCGGTGGGGTATTCATGGTTGTTCAGCTGGCGCCAGTTGCGCATTGTGCTGCTGCCTATTGAGGGGGACTCCGCAGCCTGGGTGTCGCCAATCGCAGCGGGGTTTATCCCGCTGCTGCTTGCGTTCGTGGGCTACGCACAAGCGCTGCTTGCCGGGCGCATTGAGCGCCAGAGCGAGGAGCCGTTGCGCGCATTTGCGCATGGTAACGGGCACGATCCGGCGGTGCATGCGTTGCGTGCGACGCAGCCGGCGCATGGTGCGGTCAGGTCTGCGGCTTTGCGTCCAGAGCTGAACGCAGTGCGTGCGGCCTCCGCAGAGGATGCGCAGTTCGAGTGCGAGTATTGCGGTCGCACGTTTAGCACAGCACAGGGGGTAAGCGCGCATATGCGTTTCTGCGCTGCGTACAAGGCGCAGCAAGCGCGCGTGCCGCAGGCTAGCGCGGAGGTGACGCGATGAGCGGGATCGTGGCGATCTCGGTCGCTGTCCTCGGCGTCGGTTTCCTGCTCTGGCTGATGCGCGGCGGTCGCGCCCCGGAGATCTCCGCGAGTACGACGGCGCCGCAGATGGCGGGCCGTGGCTGTATGGCGATGATCGGCGGGCTGTGCGTGATCGTTTTGTTGCTGGGCGCGCTGGGGGCCTGGATCGGGCATCCCATCGGCGGCCCGCATGACCCGGCACAGACGGAGCGTGCGCACCAGTGGGCACGCGAGACGCTGCCGGATAGCTACTGGGAAGGCACGCAGCATGAGCGCAACACCACAATAGCCTTGCTGCTGCCCTTTGTGGTTATAGGCGGTCTGCTGCTGGGTTGGGGCGTGGCGAGCCTGTTCATTTGACGGAGGTGCTGGCATGAAGCAGGTAGCGGGATGGGTGATTATCGTGCTGGCGCTGGCCGGGGTGCTGGCGATCGTTCTGATGCCGGTCACGCAGGCGTGGGGAGAGCGCGTGGAGGCCAACACGCAGATTAAGCAGGATTGGTGGACGGTTGAGCGCGTGGAGCGCGCACGCAGGGCGCAGGGGCGCACGGATGCGATCATTGCGGCGTCGAATGTGGCGCTGTGGACGCTGGCGATCGGGATCCCGGCTGTGGCGCTGATCGCGCTGGTGCTCTGGTTCCGCGTAGCCACGCAGCGACGCGTGGTGCAGAAGTTGCCGGCGGATGTGCCGGTATTGATCGAGCGCCGGATCTATGATCCCCGCAGCACGGTGAATCTGTCGCTGGATGCGGCGCACGCACCGAGCATCGATCATGGCCAGGCACTGGCGCTGGGACGCACGCAGTACACGCAGGTGGAGCTCAAGCCACGCTTCCCGGTGGCGCCGGCGCAGCCGGTGTTGGAGGTGGACTATGAGTGAGCAGGCAGCCGCAGCGAGCAATGGCCAGGGGTTAGGGCAGCCGGGTGAGCGCCATGTGCGTTTCCTGGGTATCTCGTCTGAGGTGCGGTTGCCGCTGCTGCAGTTGGCGGCCATCGCAGGCTGTGATCTGGGGACGCTGATGTTGGTGATTGTGCTGGCGGTGATGGTAGGGCCGGGACTGTTGTGCGTGGGGTCGCTGCTGGTGCTGGGCGCACGGATGCCGGCGATCACCAGCTGGATGATCCACCACACGGAGCGCAGCGCACAGTGGATCCTGAAGGGCATCGCGATTTTGGAGCGGTTCTGGTTGCTCCTCCTGGGCCCGCCGCTCTGCGCGTTCTTCCTGCTGGTGGTGCCGTTTCGCTGGCAGACCGAGCCGCGGTGGGTGTGGGATTGGCTGGGCGCGGTCGAGCGCGGGCACTGGCTGTTGGTGATGGGCGCGCGCGTGGGGATTGGTCCTTTCGCGCGGGTGCTGCTGGGGGCGCTGCCGGTGGTCTTGATTCCGGCGTTGCGTATTGGCCGGCGGCGGTTCAAGAACGAGGTGGATTCGTTTGCGCCGTTGGCTGCGGTGGATCCCAGTTCGGCGGGGGTTGATCCGCAGCGTTGGGCGACGCGCGAGGTACAGCCAGAGCAGGCGGTGACGGTGCGCGTGGAAACGTTGCTGCGCCGCGATCCGGAGACTGTGGGCGCGGTGGGGGTGCGTGTGGGGGATGTGATCACGCACGCGGAGATCACGGCGACGTTGGACCAGTGGAAGGCGCTGACCTACGAGGCGATGAAGCGGAGACCGCAGCCGACGGACGCACAGATGAGCAGCTATGACGCGTTCAGTTTGAGGACCTGGCGTGCGCTCAAAACCGATCTCGTGGGGGCCGGATTCCTGGAGCCGAAGGGGAACGGGAACAAGGGGGCGAATGCCGGCTATCAGTTCAGTGATGCGTTCCGCCAGGTGTTGTGGCGGCGCGAATGGAGCCCCGGGCAGCTGGATTGAGGGTTCTATCGGTTCTACCGGGTCGGTTCTCCCCCTGAAAAGGCTGGTTTTGGGCCTGGGGAGAACCTGGGGGAGGGGAGAGGATACACATTGAGCACAGGAGAGTCTATGCAGGAAGAGACACGTAAGCCACGCATTAGCCACCGGCAGGCGCTGAAATTGGGGCGGCTGTTGGCGATGGAGTACCGCCCCACGGAGTTGGCAAGGGAGATCGGGTGCCACCGGTCGACCATCTATGACTGCTATATCCCCAACGGGGCCCCCCACCGGCGTGATGAGAAGGGGCATCTGTGGATTGTGGGCACGGAATTCGCCGCCTGGGCCAGGGCAACGATCCAGCGGAGGAAGTTGGAGATGCGCAAGGGGCAGGCGTTCTGTATGCGCTGTAAGCGGATCGTGACGATGCAGGGGCCGATCAGCGAGCGCGAGGTGAAGAGCGCGCTGCTGTTGCACGGTACGTGTCCGCAGTGTTTCGGGGACGTGGTACGGTTCGAGAGTCCGGAGGGGGGTGTAGGATGAACAGACGGGATGCGCTGATTGAGGCACTGCTGTTGGTCAATGGCTCGATTTCCGACTTGATTGCTAATGACAATGAGTTGGCTACCGTCGAGGAATGCATTGATGATGTGGACAAAGAGAAGGTTATCAGGGAGTTGTCGCAGATTAGGCGCTCCATTCGCCGGCGGCTGGGTCGGTTGATGTCACGGGACTGGGGCGATCGATGATCCTACGTGAGAATTGGCAGGATGTGCAGAAGCACCTGGAGTACCGGCGGGCCGTACATCAGGATGCGCTGCGGACGCTACAGACGCGGGGGTCGGCGCTGCAGCTGCTGTTGCAGTGGGCGAATGACAAGGCGCTCGCGCGAGCTCCGGAGTTGCGCCCGAGCTATCCGGAATTCCTGGCACGGCAGCGCCGCGACGGGCAGCCGTTGGCCAGGGGGACACAGGAGACGTGGCTGTCGATGGCGCGGGTATTCTTCCAGTGGGCGATGGCAGCGCACCCGCGACGCTACCGGCGGGTGACGACGCTGTGGTTGGATGCGCTGCGGCCGGCAAAGGCGCGGGGCCATCTGCACGAGCGGCAAGCCTACAGCCTGGACGATGTGCGCGCTATTCTGGCGATCGACGATGACCGCTTGCGTGTGCGCCGGGTGCAGGCAGCGACGGCGTTTCTCTTCCTGAGCGGGGCGCGGATCGGGGCGTTTGTGACGCTGCCGATCAGTGCGGTGGATGTGGCGCATCGCGAGGTGCACCAGTGGACGGACCTGGGCGTGCGCACCAAGTTCAGCAAGAGCGCGACCACATTCCTGCTGGATATCCCTGATCTATTGGCCGTAGCAGCCCGCTGGGATGCGCTGGTGCGCGCAGAGCTGCCGGCAGAGGCAATGTGGTACCCGAATATCACCGGGGCCAGGATCAAGGCCGTAGAGGGCACGACGCTGCAGAGCCCCTACCGGAGCCGGTCGTATTACCGGGGCTTGCGTGTGCTGTGTGAGCGTGCCGGCGTGGCGTATTTGTCTCCGCACAAGTTACGCCATGGCCATGTGATGCACGCGCTCAACAATGCGAAGACACCGGCAGACTGGAAGGCGATCAGCCAGAATGTGATGCACTCGGGGTTGGGAACGACGGACGAGATCTATGGGATTCTGAAGGACGAGGATGTCGCCGGCAGAATCGCGCGGATGGGTGGTAATATTACCACGGCGGGGGCTTTGTCACAGGGGGAGATTCTGGCGCAGATACAGGCGTTGATGGCGCAATTACAGCAGTAGGGAGTAGGAAGTAAGAAGTAAGCCCCGGCAGTCTAGCCGGGGCTTTTTTGTGCGCGGACGACATCACGCCAGCGATTGAGCTCCGCGAGAGCTATGCGCCAGTGCTCACCGCGCTTGAAGGCGACAATCATGTCATCCTGAATCATACGCCGGATCGTGTCGGATGACACACCCAGATCCTCCGCGACCTCAGCCGTGGAAAACTCGCGCTTGAGCCACGGTTGAGTGGCCATGATGTGGCGATATTCCTGCTCTACGGAGTCGAGCTCACGGAGATCCCGCATGATGGTGGAACGGTTGAAGCCAAGGGCATCGCCGATCTCCTGCAGCGTGAGATCGGCGATGATGCCATCCTGACGGAGGTGGTAGAGGATCATCAGCCGCGCGGCTTTGGATGATGTGCGTTTAGTCATCGCTATGCCTGATAGATCCATACCGGGAAATGAGGGTCGCCTGAATGTACACGCACAAACCCCATCAATATCGGCTCGCTCACCGCGTTGGGGATCTCAGGCGCCGGGACCCCGGACACCCTCCGGGGCGTTTTTTTGCAGAAATATAGAACAAATGCGCCCTAGCCATCTGACCAGTATTATACGGTTTTAGCATATTGTGCATTGCATTATGTACGGTTAGGCGCCGGGACCCCGGACACCCTCCGGGGCGTTTTTTTGCAGAAATATAGAACAAATGCGCCCTAGCCATCTGACCAGTATTATACGGTTTTAGCATATTGTGCATTGCATTATGTACGGTTTCCGTATATAATAGAGTCAGGTAAGGGGAAAACACACAGACACAGAGGAGAAGAAATGGCAGACACAACGGAAATTCTAGGAACATACAGCGGGATCAAAGTTGAATTCTCAGTTATGGTCGACACCTACACCGTACAGGTTTACGGCCCGGTGCGAGGCGGCTATCGCGCAGTTTCCAAAACACAGCGCAACGACAACGTAGTGAGTGAGAAATTCGACACACTCGATCAGGCACGTGATCGCGGCATCGAGATCCTGAATGAGAAACCGATGCGTGATGGGTACGCTGAGGTGCGGGCATGGTTCGAGGATGGCGGCGCTACATATGCGGCAAACTACCCTGGGAAAGATGTTCTGGGTGTCCGCTTCGAGAAAGGCGCAACCATCATCCGCAAACAACGTCAGAATCTAGCAATCTAAGCAACTACAAGGCCGGGACTGCAAACCGGCCCCCAGGGAGGAAAACAGATGGTCAGACAATCATCAGTACACATAACCGAAGCCACAGATCGCCAGGTTACCGCACTCAAAGCTGCTGGATTCGGGACATTCACGGACATCGTGCGAACCGCAATAGATAGGATGTATACCGAGGCGGCTGCGCGTGAGTTCCGCGATCCGCAACAGCAGGCGGCGTACATCCTGGAGTGCGAACTGTTGAGCGACCAGGATGCCGGTGTAGGGCCCGCGGAGGCTGAGACCACGACGGGCTAACCTCCTTTGAAGCCGGGGAGCATGGGACCTGCGAGAGCAGACGGCTCCCCGGTGGAGGGGATTGCGGAAGAATCAGCGAATGAGCGAATCAGCGAATAAGGGAGGCGGATGTGAACGAGATTGCAGGGGACTGGGTGTTTTGGGCGGTGGTGTTGGCGGGGTTTGGATCGCTCGTCTATCAGGCGCTTTTTGAGAAGAACGGTGGGATGCGGTGGCGGAAGTAGCCATCAGGCTACGCCAGGTGGATCGCCGGGCGCCGGCCTTGCACGAGCTGGTGAGCCAGGGGCAGGGCCAGGTGACGGCGATGGTGGATGCGCTGGATGAAGCGCGCGCGTTGGTGGCGGCGGTGCTGGAGGCAAAGCACGCGGAGCGGCATCGGAAGCATTTTGGGGAGGCGAGTGATGGATGAGGCTGAAGTCAAGAGTCACGAGTCTGAAGTCAACGATGGGGAGTATCAGTACAGTGGTGTAGTCTCCTTCAGGGATCCACGGCGGGTGGTGCGCTATCTGCAGACCCGTCTCGCAGATGAGTTGGCGCGGGAATTAGCCGGCCTCGACGAGGCGAACGCTGTGGAGGCGCTGATCTACGCCGAGGATCGGTTGGCGAATGCGTTGAGCGTGGTGCGGCTGTGTTTGAATCAGATCGATGTTAGCAATATCAGCGACGCAGGGATGGCACACGAGTAATGGCGACCTCAATGCAGCCGCAACGCGTAGCCACACTGATGCATCAGCTCAAGGGTGCGCCCTTGAGCTGTCTTATTGTGCTGGGCTATTTCAACCGGGCCATGGGGCGCGATGAGCTGGCGATGATGACCGGCTACTCACCCGCGACCGTGTCCAAGGGGTTGGACAAGCTCTCCTTCCTGGGGCTGGCACAGCAGCATACACGCTACACAGGCTGGATGCTGACGACGCAGGCGCGACAGTTGCCCCTGCTGAGTGCGGGCCGTGAGGGCGTACAGGCCATCGAGGCAGAGGCTGCAGAGCCGGCGACAGAGCCGGACGCGGACCTCGGCAGCGATGCGGGAGGTATAAAAAATTTATACCTCCGTAGTAGTAGTTGTTCTGTAGATTCTGATGTTGACGTTGTCGTTGATGTTTCCGGAAACAACAACTACTACAGCGAGGTGCAAAATTCACACCTCGATCTCGACGCAGAAAACGCTGTAGCGGCTTTGTTGTCCACGGGGATGCCGGCAACTTCCCCCAGGAAGCGCAGCGGGGCCCGTGATGCGGTGCGCGCTGCGCTGGCCGGGGGCTGGACGGGGCGCGAGGTGCTCGATGCGGTCCGGGGATGGTTGGCGTACGCGGAGACCGCTGCCGGCAAGGGCATCCAGCATAAGGGCTTTTTCACGGCATCCAAGATCCGGGGATTGGCTGAGGCACCGGAGATCGCGCCGGAGGTGCTGTCACGCGATGAGCGGGCGCGGCGCTATGTGGCGGATGCCTATGATCGTGTGGTGCAGCGCTGATGCATACGCGGGCGGAGATCAGGGAGTTGTTGGAGACGGGGACGGTGCGGAGGACGAAAGTCCGAAGTCAAAAGTCAAAAGTCGAAAGTCAAAAGCCAGAAGTGGAAACGTTACCACGTGCGACGCGGGCGGTGCGGGTGGTAAGCGGACGGCATCGTGATCGCGTGGCCTACCTGGTGATCCCGGAGCGTGTGGCGGGTGAGGTGATCGCGACGGGAACATTGCAGGTGTTAGCCGGGATCGAGGGCGTGATGCGGTCGCCTTATCTGCCGGCAGGGTGCGCGGTGGTGCGCACGATACAGGACTAGGGAGGATGACGATGGATCCGGTAGCCCAGTTGCATTTTGAGTTTCTGCCGATCGTGCAGCCCCAGGACGTGGGAGAGACGATCGAGGAGCAGTTCCAGGCGTTCCACGAAGCAAACCCGCACGTGTTCAAGCTGCTGCGGGCTCTGGCGCTGGACTACCGGCGCAGCGGACACACGCACTGCGGCATGAAGATGCTCTATGAGGTGCTGCGCTATCGCAGCGGGTTGTATACGCAGGGCGATCCCTACCGGCTGAACAACAATTTTACGGCGCTGTATGCGCGGATGTTGATGGAGACCACGCCGGCGTTAGCCGGTTTCTTCGAGCTGCGCGAGCGGAGGGCTGAGTGATGGCCACAGCAGCTCAGGAGCGACGCGACACGCACACGCGGCGTGTATGCCGGGTGAACCAGGCGAAGTTGGCGCTGGCCGCGGGGACGACAAAGCCGCTACGCGCGGAGACGGCGGTGGAGATCGCCGAGCTGCTGAATACGCTGATCGCGGTGGATGCACGGTATTTCCGACTTTTGGAACTGGCCTGCCGGCTGCACGAGGCGCGCGAGAAGTGCAACGCGGTGGACCTATGGCGCGCGATCTCGGCGGTCGCGCAGGCGGCGACGGAGCGTGTGAGATGACAGAGACGCGGGAGTTGTTGATTGAGGATATCCAGCGCACCTATGACCTGCAGCCGCGGGTGACGATGAACGACGCCACGGTGCGCGACTACTATCACGCGATGATCGAGGGGGACACCTTCCCACCGGTCATCGCCTTTTTCGATGGACACGACTACTGGCTGGCCGACGGCTGGCACCGGGTAGAGGCGACCATCCGCTGGGGCCGGGTGATGGTTCAGGCCGAGATCCGCCCGGGGACCAAGCGCGACGCCATCATCTACAGCACGGCAGCCAACGCAACGCACGGCCTACCGCGTTCGCGTGCGGACAAGCGCAAGGCGGTGCTCACGCTCCTCGAAGATGCGGAGTGGTCGCAGTGGAGTGACCGCGAGATCGCGCGGCGCTGTCACGTGAGCCACCCCTTTGTGGCCAAGGTGCGTGCTGAGCGGCTGGAGCTGCACGAGGCTGTGCGCACAGAAGCACCTGAGGCTGAGCACACCCCACGGCCAGAGCCCAAGGCCGTGTATTGCGGGCCGGTTGTGCCTGAGCCGGTGACGCTGCCGGCGGTCGAATTGGAAGAAGAGCTTGGCGAGGTTGGATGGGCAGAAGCTGAGGAGACGGAGACGGCAGAGACGATCACTGACTTGGCGCGCCGGCTCCTCGAAGAGATTGCAGGCATTTTGGGAACGGTTGAACTGTCCGCGCTTCCTGAGAGTGTAACTGCCGCGCTGGAGTCGGCAATGAAGTTGGCCTATGAACTTGTGACGATCAGTGTGGATGACGCGCCCGACGAGGTTGAGCAAGGCGACAGTGGAAACGTTACCACCCCAACGGCTGAAGTTGCGGAGGCCACCACCCCGGAGCCTGAACCACAGACAACAGCTGAGCCGGAGCCAGAGACAGTGGAGGAGCCTATAGAGGCCGAACCCACGGCCCCTTTCGCGGTGGGGTCCTTCGTGCGCTGGGGAGAGACCGCGGAGGAGTACGGCGAGGTGATGAACTGGTCGGCCAACGGGCGCGTTGCGTTCATCAGACTGCCCGACGGCAAGGGCACGTCGCTGCCGGCGTTCCGGCTGACGGGGGTGTCTGCGTGAGTGTGATCGATGCAGGCGCGGCGCTGCCGCTATATACGTTCATCGGGACGAAGTACGTGCAGACTGTGGCGAAGCCCGGCCCACGGTGGCCCAAATGCAAGGACTGCCCGTACCTGGAGGGCTGCACAAGGGACGTGTTGGAGCGTGATGGGTTCGCGTGGTGTGAGGATGTGATCCGCGTGGATCTGGATCCTGGGTACAAAGAGCCGGGTAAGATGCGCCAAACAGCGCGCCATCTAGGTGGAAGGTGAGGTAACGATGAAAAACAAGTGGATCGTCGAAGTCGTGTTGGTCCTGGCTATCTTCCTGTTCCTGTGCCTGATCGCGACGGCGTTTGTCGAGAGCCTTGCACAGGAGAACACCTGCTGGCGCAACGGATATGCACGTCCGGTGACCTATGATGGTGAGCACTGGTACTGCTTCGGGCGCGATGGACGGCCCGATCTGGTTGCGCTGGATACATTGCAGGAGTCACGATGAGCTATTGGGATACGTTGGATAAAGAGCGTGCTATCCAGGCTGTACAGACGTGCGGTGGCGACCTCTCTGTACGCACGCTGCGTACCCTGGGACTGAGCTCCAATGAGGCGGTGACGCTGGGCCAGGTCCTGGAGAGCCTGGGCGCGGTCGAACGCGTCGGCCCACGTAGGTGCCGCGTGCTGGCGTGGGCCGCCATCGATGTGGTGGCGGCATTGGAGGGCATGCGCGACTATATCGAGCGGCCCTCGGTCGAGGCAGAGCCTGAAGGAGACTACACCGTGGTGCACGATCCTCACGGGTTGCTCCCCGTAGGCGAGACCTTCACACGCGCGTACATGCAGAGCCTGCTCACGTCACAGTTCGATGCCGCGGACGGATTAGAGGTGGAGGCGGACGGCAGGCGCTACCGCCTCTACCAGGGCGTGTTGTACACGCTGACTGCCAACGGACGGATGATATCGCCAGGATAGTCAGCGAACCTTGCTTTTAGAACATGAGTTCTTATATAATGGGGATATATGACGTATAGTGTCATATATCCCCATTACGTGTGTTGAGGTAGCGTATGACAGAACAAGAGTTGGCAATCGTTCAGAAGATGGTCCTCGTTCTCATTCAAGTGTGCATTCCTCCGCTCCTCGCCTGGGCGATCGCTGAGGCCAAGCGGCGCGTTGAGCAACTGCGCAAGCAGGAGCAGTGGCGGCAGGTCTTTTGGGCGGTTGAGTCGGCTGTGGCTGCGGCTGAGCAACTTGGGCTGACCAATCAGCTCTCCGCGTATGGCGAGAGCAAACTCGATGTGGCGCTTCGGTTCGTTGAGGCGCAACTCACAGCAGCCGGCGTGCCGCTGGATATGGACGAATACGCCGACGCGATCCGCGCAATGATCGAGGCCGAGGTGGTGAACCAGTTTCCACCGGCGCCCGACGCCCGTAGCTGGATCGAGGAAGACGGCGACGGTGGGCGCATGAGCCATAGCATGATCCTAGGCGGATAGGCCCACGATGACAGTCGACGCCATCATGAGCATCATCCTCGAACAGGCTACACCGGTTGCACTGGCTATATTCGCGATGTGGATGTTGGACAGAGTTTGGAATGCACGCCTCGCCGAGGCCACACGTCACGCACAGGAGATCGACGAAATGCGCCGTGAGACATTGCAGGCACTGCAGGCAAATACGGAAGCCGTCACCCGGCTATGCGAGCGGGAGCGGTAGTATGCCCCACCGGGCTGCCCATCCGTGTGCGCATCCAGGATGCCCGGCACTTGTGTCCGATCCTGGCCGGCGTTACTGCGAGGTGCACCAACAGGAACACCGGCAGGCATACGACCGCAGTCGCGGGTCATCGTCGTCCAGGGGCTACGGATCGCGGTGGCGCCGGCTGCGCAAGCTGATCCTGGCGCGTGATCCCATTTGCGTGGACCCCTATGGTGTGCACGCAGCGCGGGGCGAGGTTGTGCAAGCAACCGACGTAGATCACATCGTATCCAAGCGGCGCGGCGGAACAGATGATACCGATAACCTGCAAGGCTTATGCCACGCCTGTCATAGTCGGAAAACTGCTGATGAAGACGCGCGATGGGGGTAGGGGGGTGTCAATCGCTAGGGCCTTTGATTGTAGAGACCGGCGGTGTGGCTTCGCTCTCACACTCGCGAAATTGCACCCTGAGGGGGTTTGAGGCGTGCGGGGACGAAAACCGAAGCCCACAGCGCTGAAAAAGCTCTCGGGCAACCCCGGACACAGGCCGTTGAACGAGAACGAGCCGCAACCGGAGGGGCCCGATAAGCTGCCGTACGCGCCGCGACACCTCAACGCGGATGCCGCCAAGGAGTGGCGGCGTATGGTCAAGATTTTGGCCTCGATGGGGTTGTACACGGAGGCCGACCGCGTGGCGTTGGAGATGTACTGCCAGAGTTACGGCAATTGGCTGCAGGCTGAGCGCGGACTCACGGAGAAGGGGCACGTGCTGATCAGCACGGAGAGCGGGAACTATTACCAGAACCCCTGGTATTCGGTCGTGAACCGCGAATGGGACAAGCTGCGGCGCATGTTGGCGGAGTTTGGGTTGACGCCCTCCTCACGATCACGCTTGACGGTCGATGAACCCGAGGAACGCGACGAACTAGCGGAGCTGCTGTTTAGACGACGCACTGAGGTCAAAAGTTGAGCCAGTACCCAGCCGAAGCTATTGTGCAGGACTACATCGACGGCGTCATCGCCGGCGATATTCCGGCGTGTAAGTGGGTGAAATTGGCGTGCCGGCGCCATCTGCGCGACCTCAACACCGGACACGAGCGGGGACTATGGTTTGACCGCGATGCCGGGCAGCTGGTGATTGATTTCTTCTCATTGTTGAAGCACTCGAAGGGCGAGTGGGCCGGCAGGACATTGGAGCTGGAGCCCTGGCAACAGTTCATCCTCTGGACACTCTTCGGATGGAAGCGTAACGACGGAAACCGGCGCTTCAGAACCGCTTATTTGGAGATCCCGCGCAAAAACGGCAAAAGCACGATCGCCAGCGGTGTGGGGCTTTATCTGCTGGTCGCCGACGGGGAACCCGGCGCCGAGATCTACAGCGCCGCGACCAAGAAAGACCAGGCGCGCATCACCCACTCTGAGGCCACGCGCATGGTCAAGGGATCGGCGCCGCTGCGTAAGCGCGTGACCGTCTTCCGTGACAATCTGCATATTGAGGGCACCGCGGCCAAGTTCGAGCCGCTGGGACGCGACACGGACAGCATGGACGGTCTGAACGTCCACGGCGGCATCGTGGATGAGGTGCACGCACACAAGACGCCGGATCTGTGGGACCTATTGGAGACGGCCACCGGTTCCCGCCGGCAGCCGTTGATGTTCGCCATCACCACAGCCGGGTATGACCGCAAGTCGCTGTGCTATCAGCAGCACGAATACACCACCAAGGTGCTCGACGGGGTTGTCGAGGATGACTCGTGGTTCGGGCTGATCTTCACTGTCGACAAAGACGACGATTGGCAGGATGAGCGGACGTGGTGCAAGGCCAACCCGAACCTCAACGTGAGCAAGAAGCTGGACGATATGCGCCGGCTTGCCGCGCGCTCCAAGGAGATGCCCAGCCGGCTCAATGCCTTCCTGCGGCTGCACCTGAACATCTGGACGCAGGCGGAGACCAAGTGGGTGCCGTTGGAACACTGGCGCGCTTGTGGCAGCGCGGTGGATGCGGATGGGCTGCGGGGACGGACGTGCTATGGCGGTCTGGACCTCTCCAGCACGACGGATATCAGCGCGCTGGTGCTGGTCTTCCCGCCGATGGATGAGGCGGACCCCTACCAGGTATTGTGCCGCTTCTGGATCCCGGATGAGTCGATGCGCGAACGCAGCCGGCGGGACCGCGTCCCCTATGAGGATTGGGTGCGTCGCGGCTTTGTGACCGCCACGCCGGGCAATGTGATCGACTATGACTGGATCGTGAGTCAGATCGACGCGGATGCACAGGCGTACGATCTGAAGGAGATCGCCTTCGATCGCTGGGGCGCCACGAAGATCCAGACACAGTTGATGGAGCTGGGCGGCGATGAATTTATGGTGGGCTTCGGTCAGGGCTATCGCTCGATGAGCCCGCCCATGAAGGACCTGGAGAAGCTCATTCTATCGCACCAGATCGCGCACGGTAACAATCCCGTGCTGACGTGGATGGCCGACAACCTGGTCGCAGTCGAGGACCCTGCCGGCAATATCAAGCCGGACAAACAAAAGAGTCTGGAGCGCATCGACGGTATGGTCTCGCTGATTATGGCGCTCGATCGCGCCCAGCGATGTACCAACAACGATAGCGTCTATGAGGAACGGGGGTTGCTGGAGTTATGAAAGCGTTGCTGCAGACGGTGGATATGAGCGACGTGCTAGTGGTGGCCGGCCTCCTGTGCCTGTTCTATGGCGTGCGGCTGCTGAGCGCGGCGGCTGCGTGGATCACAGTCGGTGTGGTGCTGCTGGCACTGGGCACAGCCGGCGCACTGCGCAAGGCACGAGGTGCCCGGTGAACGGTATCCTGGCACAGCTATTCGAGGGGCGGGCCTCAGTGGGACAGAGTTTCCACGTGAGCCAGACGCCACCCGCGTGGGTGGATGACTGGTCTGGACTGGAGACCGACGCCGGGGTGCGTGTCGGCGAGGACAACGCCCTGGAGATCAACGCGGTCTATGCCTGTGTGCGAGTGCTTTCCGAGACGCTGGCCCAGTTGCCGCTGCTGCTCTACCGGCGACGCGCCGACGGCGGCAAGGATCGCGAAATTGGGCACGCGCTCTATCCGATCCTGCACAACCTGCCCAATCCTGAGATCACCGCCTTTGAGTTCCGTGAGGCGCTCATGGGGCACCTGGCGACGTGGGGCAATGCCTACGCCGAGATCGCTTGGACCAACGCCGGTCAGATCGGCGCCTTGTGGCCCCTGCGTCCCGACCGTATGGAGCGCATCGAGCGCCGCAATGGGGAGCTGGTCTATCACTACCGGCTGCCTGATCGTGTCGGGGGATCCCTGAAGACCTTTGGGTCAGAGCGCATTATGCATATCCGCGGTCTCTCCTATGACGGCCTGATGGGCTATTCGCCGATCCGCAAGCAGCGCAATATGTTGGCGCTGGCCAAGGCGACGGAGAGTTTCGGTAGTCGCTTCTTTGCCAATGATGCACGCCCCGGCGGCATATTGGAGCATCCTGGCACGCTGAGCGATCCTGCTCACAAGCGGCTCAAGGGATCGTGGGAGAAGCGCCACCAGGGGCTGCAGAACAGCCACCGCGTAGCCATCCTCGAAGAGGGCATGAAGTTCCACGAGGTGGGGCTACCGCCCGAGGATGCCCAGTTCCTGCAGACGCGCACCTTCCAGCTGGGCGAGATCGCGCGCATGTACCGCATGCCACCGCATATGATCCAGGACCTGGAGCGGGCCACGTTCAGCAATATTGAACACCAGAGCATTGACTTCGTGGTCTACACCATGGGGCCCTGGCTGGCACGCTGGGAACAGGCCATCTATCGGGACCTGCTGCTACCGGCAGAGCGCACGCAGCTATTCGCCGAGTTCCTGGTGGATGCGCTACTGCGCGGCGACATCAAGAGCCGCTACGACGCCTACGCGATCGCGCGACAGAACGGCTGGATGAGCGCCAACGACATCCGCAGCCGCGAGAATATGAACCCCATCGAGGACGGCGATGTGTACCTGGTGCCGCTGAATATGATCCCGGCGAATATGGTGAGCACGATGGGGCTGCCGCAGGGCATGGAGACAGATGCGGAGGACGCGCGATCTTTGACGCGTGCCGAGTCCCCCACCCCGCAGGCTGCCCAGCACGAGACACGCGCACTGCGATCGGCAACCACGCGGCACAGGCTGCAGCGCGCACACTTCGCGCTCTACGAGGATGTGGCGGCGCGGGTGCTGCGACGTGAGGCCAACGACGTGCGCAACGCCGCACAGAAACATTTCCAGCGCCGCGATATGTCTACATTCAGCCTGTGGCTGGACGAGTTCTACCGCGACCACGCGGACTTCGTCCGTGATCAGTTCACCCCGTTGGCCATGAGCTACGGACGGTTGATCACGGCTGAGGCACGCGAGGAGGTCGGTGAGACGGACGAGATGACCGCCGGGATTGAGGCGTGGATCCGCAGTTATTTGGACACCTTCGCCTACCGGCACACGGCTATCAGCGAGGGGCGCATCCGTGAGGTTGTGCGTCAGGCCCTGGAGAACAACGAAGATCCGCTCACCGCCGTCGAGGCGTTGATCGAATCGTGGCCCGACACGCGCGCGGGGGAGATCGCACGCTGGGAGAGCGTGCGCTACAACAATGCGTTGGGCGTGGCCATCTATGCCGGTGCCGGGATTCTCAACCTGCGCTGGGTAGCTTTTGGCGAGAGTTGCCCCTACTGCAGCGACCTGAACGGGCGCGTGGTGGGGATCCGTCAGCAGTTCCTGGCCGCCGGTGAGGATTTCCAGCCGGAGGGCGCACAGGCACCGTTGCACGTGAACCGCAACGTCGGCCACGCACCGGCACACGCCGGATGTGATTGCATGGTGGTGGCGTCAGTATGAGCAAGCGGAAAAGCGGACCAGCGAAAAAGCGAATGGGCGAAACGGCGAGCGAGCTTGAAGGGGATTTCCGGATTGCGTGGTTGACAATGGCGCAACAAGAGGGGGCGCCTGCATTTGAAGCGCAGTACCGGTTTCATCCGGAGCGCGCGTGGGCGTTTGACTTCGCGTGGCCGGCACAACGCGTGGCGGTCGAGATCGACGGCGGGCAGTGGCAGGCGCATGGGGGCCGGCACGCCCGCGACACGGACAAAGAGAAGCTGAATCAGGCGGCGGTCCGAGGATGGCGCGTGCTGCACTACAGCGGCACGATGCTCAATAATCCGGAGCGCGTAGTCGCTGAGGTACGGAGAGCACTGGAGGGAACGTATGTTTGAGCGAATCGAGGTAGAGCGGCGGTTTGTGGCGTCTGAGCTGCGGATCGTTGAGGAAGACGACGGACAGACGCATATCCGCGGCTACGGAGCGGTCTTCAACAGCCGCTCGGAGGATCTGGGCGGGTTCATCGAGCTGATCGCGCCGGGTGCGTTTGCCAAGACGCTGCAGGAGGCCGATGTACGCAGCCTGCAGAACCACGACCCGAACTATGTGATCGGACGCAGTACGGCGGGCACGCTGACACTGCGAGAAGACGACCACGGACTGTATTACGACGCGATCGCGCCGGATACGCAGTGGGCGCGTGATCTGATCGTGAGCATGCGCCGCGGTGATATGAACCAGAGCAGCTTCGGGTTCCGCACCGTGCGCGACTCGTGGGCCGCAGATGAAGAGCGCGACGTGATCATCCGCACGCTGCACGAGGTGCAATTGTACGATGTCGGGCCGGTAACATTCCCAGCCTACCCACATACGTCATCCGAGGCGCGGGATCGCGCATCGGCGATGGCCACAGGGACACCCCCAGCGCCGCCCGAGGACGGGCACCCTGAGGGTGATGGTGACGAGGGCGAGGCTCAGGTGAGCGTCGATATCCTCCGCCGTCGCTTGGACCTGTTGGAAGCTGAGTAGTCAATCTACCTGAAGACGGAGGAATACCATTATGACCGCACGAAGTTTGGAGCTACGCCAAGAGCGTGCCGGCCTGATTCACGAGGCACGGGCGATCCTGGACGCTGCAGAGACTGAGGAGCGCGCACTCACTCAGGAGGACGAAAACCGCTACGACGCGCTGATGACCCAGGTCAACGATCTGTTGACCCAGGCGGAGCGCTTTGAGAATCAGGAACGCATGGAGCGTGAGCTCGGGCAACCGCTGAACGTGCGCACGGCACCCGGTGACGGGCAGACTGCACAGGCGTTCCAGTTCACCAGCCGCGGCTTGCGGATGGCCCACGAGGTCAATCCGCACTTCATCGAAGAGCCGGAGTGGCGCGGTCTGGCTGCGATGGCCACCGATGCACGTCACAGCGCTTTCAGCCGCTGGATGCGCGGCATTCAAGTAAGCGGCGACGAAGTGCGTGCGCTGCAAGTGGACAGCGACACCGCCGGTGGGTACCTGGTGACCCCGGTGCAGATCGTGGACCGCATGATCCAGGCGGTGGATAACCTCGTCTATATGCGGCAGTGGGCGAGCGTCTTCGCCGTGCCCAATGCTGACAGCCTGGGCGCTCCCAGCCTGGACACCGATCCGGCAGACCCCACGTGGACCGCAGAGATCGCGATCGGGACCGAGGACAGTTCCATGGCCTTTGGGCATCGCGAGCTGACCCCGCACCCGTTGGCCAAGTACATCAAGATCTCGCGCACCTTGCTGCGCAAGGTCCCGCAGAGCGAGAGCTTGGTCGCCGATCGGCTAGCCTACAAGTTCGCAGTGACTGCGGAGAACGCCTACCTGAACGGGTCGGGTGCCAATCAGCCGCTGGGTGTGTTCACGGCCTCGGACTACGGCATCGGTACCAGCCGCGACGTGAGCACGGGCAACACCACCACCGCCATGACCTTCGATGGGCTGATCGAGGCCAAGTACAGCTTGAAGCAACAGTACTGGCCACGCGCCCGCTGGATGTTCCACCGCGATGGTGTGAAGATGATCGCCAAGCTCAAGGACGGAGAGGAGCAGTATCTGTGGCGCGAGAGCGTGCGTGTGGGCGAACCTGACCGCATTCTGAACATGCCGGTGGCCATGAGCGAGTACGTCCCGAATACCTTCACCACGGGTCTCTACGTCGGTGTCCTGGGCGACTTCAGCCAATACTGGATCGCCGACGCGTTGAACATGGAGATGCAGCGGTTGGTGGAGCTGTACGCCGCCACTAACCAGGTGGGCTTCATTGCACGGATGGAATCGGACGGGATGCCGGTACAGGCTGAGGCGTTCGCACGGGTAACCCTGGCCTAGGCCGATCTAGTGTTCGTGAGTTTCTGAGCATCACACATGGAGGTGTGACGTGAATCTGTTGAAGAATGTGAAGTTCCAGGAGGTTCTAGCACCGGTGTCTGCGGGCAGCAGCATCGACTCGAACTCCGACATCCTGGATATGGTCGGGTATGACGGCGTGGTATTCATCGTGCCCATTACCGACAGCGCGGACACCGGTGTGGCCACCCTGACAATCGAGCAAAACACCGACAACTCGGATACCGGTATGGCTGCTCTGAGCGGGGCTAGCGCGACCGCGACATCAGCCGCGGACGACGATCTGAACAACACGCTGCTGATTGTGGATGTGTACAAGCCTCTGGAGCGCTATATCCAGGGCGTGCTGACATCGGCCACCGCGAACATTGCCTACGGCAATATGATCGCAATCCAGTACAAGGGCAGCAAGGCGCCCATCACACAGCCGGCGAGTGTGCAGGCGTCTACGTTGGTGGTTAGCCCGGCTGAGGCATAGCCGGAGGGCCATATCTGACAAAAACTGACGAGGGGGCCGGGAAGCCGGTCCCCTCCTCCAGGAGGTGGAGCGTGGGAAAACGTGGTTTCGAGAGATGGATGGCGTGGTGTTTGCGGTCAATTGTCACGTCGGTGACCAGACATCGCCGATGCTGGAGGCTCTGTTAGCGGCTGGGGCTGCCTATGTGATCTCCGGGGAGGGTCCCAACTATGGCCCCCCAGGCGGTCCGCTGTATGGCGCGCCACTGTTGGGTCTGTGGCTACGGCGATGTCTGAGCATGGGCATGGGAGTCCCCACGGCATTGCGTGCCGCGAAGCGTTTCGCGGCACTGCGCGGCGGTGGTCAGTACGTGGTTGAGGATGTGATGGCCTTTGAGGCCGTGCGAGGGGCATGAGATGAGAATCAGAATGCGGACGTTGGCGGCATCACCGGAGCGGATCATGCGTCCGGGTGAGGTCGTCGAAGTCGATCAATCGAAGGCTGTAGAAATGATCCGCGGCGGTTACGCTGAGGCGGTCGCCGTGACGGATGTCCATGAGCGCAGCGTGGCCATGGTGATGGCTCCCGAGGCGCGCACAAAGGCGCTCCTGGATGTGGCGGGCATCGGCGAGGCGAGCGCCTGTGCGCTGATCGAGATGGGGATCCTGACCGCGGCTGAACTGGCAGAGGCCGACGCTGCGACAATTGCCAAAGCGCTGCCGGGTGTCACGGCTGCGCGGTGGATCGAAGCTGCGCGCGATAGTGTGAGGGCCTAATGGGCACCTATGCATTGGTAACAGCACCGACCGTTGAGCCGGTCACCACGGCAGAGGCCAAGCTGCATTTGCGGGTGGATATTGACGCGGATGACGCGCTCATCGCAGCCCTGATCCAGGCGGCACGCGAACAGGTCGAGGCGGTGACCGATCGCGCGTTGATCACGCAGACATGGGCATGGCACGCCGATGCCTTTCCGCAGACGGACACGTTGGAACTGCTACTCCCCCCACTCCAGAGCGTGACCTCGATCACCTACACGGATGCCGACGGCGACGTACACACCTTTGCATCATCAAACTATCAGGTCGATACCGCGAGTGCACCGGGACGCATTGTGTTGGTATCCGGAGCCAGTTGGCCCGCGGACACATTGCGCGCCGCCAACGGGGTCACGGTGACCTTTGTGGCGGGCTATGGCGACGCCGGCAGTGCGGTACCCGCCTCGCTGAGGGCGGCGATGAAGCTGCTGGTCGGGCACTGGTACGAACATCGCGAGCAGGTGGTCCTGGGCACCGGGGCCCGCGAAGTGCCGATGGGCGCGACGATGCTCATGTGGCCCTACCGCGTGGTGACCTTCTGATGCGCTCAGGTGAGTTGCGGCATCGCGTGACCATTCAGCAGAAGACCGTCACGCGCAACGACTACCACGATGAAGTGATCGCGTGGACCGATGTGGACAGCGTATGGGCGGCGATTGAGCCACTGCAGGGACGTGAGTTCATCGAGGCGCGGCGTGCCGGCGCGGAACAGCCGCACTGGATCCGGTTACGTTACCGCGACGATGTGACGCCGGCGATGCGCATCGTCTGGGGTGCGCACACCTACGATATTGAGAGCGTGGTGGATCTCGACGGACGGCAACGCGAGCTGCGCGTGATGTGCAATGAGGTGCTGAATGAGTAGCGTGAGCATACGGCTCGAAGGGCAAGAGGAGCTGCTGGCCCAGCTCAAAGCGATCGGCGCCGAAGTTGAGCGCGAGGTCGAGGCGGCGCTGACGTCCGGAGCGAAGCCCCTCGTCGAACGCGCCAACGATCTGGCGCCCCACCCGCAGATCCTTATTGAGGTGCGCGAGTCGCGCGGCGGTGCGGTTGTTGTGGCGGTCGGATTCCCTGGCGAAAAGTGGTATTGGCGTTTCTTCGAGCTTGGTGCAGGCGCGCATGAGATCAAAGGTGACCCACGGCTGGCGTTCCAGGGTCGCGGGGGCGTGATGCGCCCAGTGCGGGTGAGCCATCCGGGTATGGCCGCGGAACCATTCCTGCGCCCAGCCTATGACGAGACCCACGCTGAGATTGTGCGCCGGATTGGCGACTACATACGCTCGGTGATTGAGCAATGCTAGTCCCCGAAGCGCAGATCGGCTGGATATTGGACAACGATGCGGCACTCAGCGCGCTGATCGGCAGCCGCATCTACCCGTTGGTGGTGCCGCAGGACGCGACACGCCCGGCGATCGCCTACCAGCGCATCAGCGGTCCTAGGACCTATAGCCACGATGGCCCGACGATCGCCTTCGCCAGATTCCAGCTGACGTGCGAGGGCAACAATTATATGCAGGCGTGCCAGGTCGCGGCTGCGGCCCGAGTGGCGATGGAGCACAATGGTTGGCACTGTGCGAATGAGCAGGACAGCTTCCCCGATATCGCGGGGGCACCCGTGAAGCGTATGGACTTCACCCAGTATTACGAGGAGTGACTATGACAAAAGAATCAGAGCAGTACGTCGTTGGCGCGTGGCACGGGAAGCCGCGCTACCAATGCCCGCTGTGCCCGTTTGACACGTTGCACGAGGAGGTGATCCGCGACCACGTGGCCAAGCATCGCAGCCCACCACCACAGCCCAGAGTCGTCCCCACGCTGGTCAACCGCTTCGGGCAACCGCTGACCGGCACCGAACCTGAGAACGGAGGCATTGATGGCGAGAACTGATCTGACGAAGACCACGGCACAGGGCGCGTACGGAGGCTATGCCGCGGGCGCCGCTGATGTGACGATGGCGGCAGCCGACACGACGGACAAGAACCAATTCACCTGCCAGGGCAATGACCTGGTCATCGCACACAACACCGGCGGCAGCGCGGCAACCATCACGATCGACAGCGTCGCCGACCCCTACGGGAGAGAGGGCGATATCACGGCCTACAGTCTGGGCGCCGGTGAGATCGCGACCTTCGGGCCCTTCAAGGCACAAGGCTGGCAGCAATCCGACGGCAAGATCTATCTGGAAGCAAGCAGCGCGGATGTGCAGTTCGGCGTCCTGGCGCTGCCGGGATAGTCCAATTCACCTAGCAAAAAGAGTCTATAGGAGACAAACACTATGGTTAAATCACTTGGAACATTGCTCAAGATCGGCGACGGTGAAGCCAGCGAATCCTTCACCACCATCGCCAACGTCTACGACATCAGCGGTCCGAACCTCTCGCTGCGCACTGCCGAGACCACCAACCACAGCAGCACCGGCGGCTGGGCCGAGTACATCGGCACCGTCCTGGAGGGCGGACAGGTCACCTTCGATGTTGGCTACGACCCCGTCGAGGACACGCACGACGCTACGAGTGGGTTGATCAACGATATGGAGAACCGCACCGTGCGTAACTTCCAGATCGTCTTCCCAGATCCCGCCACGACCACGTGGAGCATCTCGGCCCTGGTCACCGGCTTCGTCCCCAATGCGCCGGTGGACGGTGAGTTACGCGCCGCCGTAACCCTGCAGATCAGCGGGCAGCCGACGCTGGCATAAAGGAGCGAGCATGCCGAAACTGAACTTGCGAGAGAAGATCCTGGGGGTGAAGGACTGCCCCCAGGAGGAGATCGTCATCCCCGAGTGGGATGTCACCCTGTACGTGAAGCGCCTGGACGCCCAGGAACGCTTCGAGTTGAGCGACGCCGTGGGCAGTGGACGCAGCAACGTGGAGTTTATGGCGCTGGTGATCATCGGTTGCGTGGTGGATGCGGACGGCGTCGCGGTCTTCGATACCGAGGACGTGGACGTACTGATCCACAAGGCCGGCCCGCCGGTGCAACGGCTGTTCAATCTGGCCGATCGCCTGAACGGCTTCACCGATCGCGCGATCACGGCGGCGGAAAAAAACTAACCTCCGAGCGCCGGTTTGCCTTTGAGCTGGCGCTGGCGCTCGGGATCCCGTCCCTCAGCGAGCTGGGGCGACGCATGACATCGCTGGAGTTCGCGGAGTGGCAGGCGTTCTTCCGCGTGCGGAATCAACAGACCGGCACACCTACCCGTAGTCGCAGCAAGGGCAAGACGCCGGATCAACAATTGCAGTACGTTACCATGCTGAACAAGATCTTCGGAGGCAAGGATACCCGTGAGCGCACTGGCTAGTCTAATCGTACGCCTGGCCCTGGAGGGTGGAGCCTTCACCCAAGGGATGAAGGAAGCGGGGGACTCGTCCGAGTCCTTCGGGCAGCGGTTTGCCAAGTCCGCCACGGAGCTCAAATCCAAGATCGACCTGGCACAGAACACCATCCGTGAGTTCGCCGCAGCGGCTCAAGAAGCCTTCGAGTTCACCGAAGAGGGTGCCCAGATCCGCCAGTTGGGCGAGAGCTTCTCGCGCACCTCCGTGGATCTGGACGCCCTGAGAGCCGCAGCCCGCGGCACGGTCGCCGACACGGATCTGATGGCGCAGAGCATGACGCTGCTGGCCGGCACGTCGGGCACCATGGAAGCCGCCCTCACGGCAGCCCTGCCGGACCTCCTGGAGATCGCCAAAGCGTCCAACAAGCTCAACCCGGAGCTGGGCGAGACCACCTTCCTCTTTGAATCGTTGGCCACCGGTGTCAAGCGCGGTAGCGCGCTAATGATCGACAACGCCGGCATCACCTTCAGTGCAGCCACGGCCCAGGCGGAATATGCCGCCAGCATCGGCAAGGCTGCCGACGCGCTGACAGATGAGGAAAAGAAGATCGCGCTGCTCATGAAGACCATCGAGTCCGGGCAGACGCTGATTGAGCAAGCCGGCGGCACGACGGAAAGTTATGCCGACAGCTGGTCCGTGCTGCGAACACAGGTCAAGAACACGACCGACGCCCTGAAGGCTATGGCCTCTGAGGGCCTAGGACCGGTATTCTCCCTATTGGCAAAGGGGCTGACGGTTGTCAATTCAGCCAACCGGGTCCTGGGCAACAACAAGATCCTGATCAAGCTGCTGGCCGGCAACTATGCCGAAGCCTATCAGATGCTGAGCAAAGCCGACGCTCAACAACGGCAGATGAACACCAGCAGCGCCCGCTGGACAGGTCTGGCCCAGGAGTACACCCGGCGGCAAGAGGAACAAACACGCGCCGTCACAGAGAGCGTGAGCGCGACCCGTGCCGCCTACAACGCGGAGATCGAACGCGCACAGCAGTATGCCGGCACCACGAGGGCTCTGAGCCACACATCACAGGCGTGGGACCAGTACAACCGCGCGATCGAGAGCAGCCGCAACGATGAGCTGCTGCAGAGCTTCATTAATATGCGCTCAGTGGTCGAGGAATCTGCCGATCGTGTGAACAATCTGCAGTCCGCCATCTCCTCAACACTCGGTGCGGATCTCGGCGAGGGCCAAGAGCAGCTGGCAGGGCTGCGCGAAGAGGCTGGACTCCTCGAGGGAAAGATCGCCGACCTGGAGGGACTGAGCTACCGCTCACCGGCACAGGAGAGCGAGCTGGCCGGACTGAAAGGGCAGCTCGGAGACGTTCGCGGAGAGATCGGCGGCGTCATCTCTGATATGGAGCAAATGGCGGCCCAATTCGTGATCAGCGCGATGCAAGCCCAGATCTCTGCAGACGGTTTATGGACCCAGGCTGAGACGGATTGGCTTGCCGGCACGGCCCGGCAACTGGGGCTGATCGACGACACCGCGGTACAGATGATGTCGATGACCAATCAGGCTCACAGTGCCCTGGAGAGCGGTGCCGCGGATTCAACAGAAGCCGTCAACATGGTCGTCGGCGCAACTGAGGACCTCGTCGGCGGATACATCGCCGCTGAGGAGACCGGCACCACAGCCATGGCCAACATCGGCGAAGAGACCGAACGCACACGCCAGCTGGCCTTCGAGCTGGGCGAGGAGATCATCGAGGTCGATACCACCGCTGGTCCGGCCTTGGCCAATGTGGAGGGCTACGCCGAGGGCGCCCGTGGGGCGTTCAGCGATGCCTGGAGCTCGGTCAATGACCTGCGCAGCGCGATCGACGATCTCCCAACAGAGAAGACCTTCACCTACACGATCAACACCGTGGGGTCCTCTGCCCCCAGCGGACATCTGATTGGGACGCCCATAGACCACGAGTATTCCGCGAAGGGCTTCGAGGGCTGGGTGTTCAACCGCACCGACTTCACGGTCGCGGAGGCCAACGAACCGGAGTATGTGAGCGTTACGCCGATGTCGCAGATGGGGATGAGCTCGGCGCCTACGGCTTCGTCCGGATCCACTCACGTTGGCACGGCGCCTAGCGGAGACACCTACGTGAACGTGTATATCGACGGCGCCGGTGATCCCGCTGCCGTCGCACGCCAGGTCGAACAGATCTTCGTCGATCGCGGCATCATCTCGGCTACGAGGTTCAGATGAGCGAGACCGCGACCTACCAACTGAGCCTCGACTGGAACAACGACGGCGACTTCTCCGATAGCGGAGAGGATATCACCGCAGATTTCCGTAATGCCAGTATCACGTGTGGCTTCTCCAGTCACTTGGCGCGGGTGGCGGGGACCGGCAGGATGACATTGCAGCTCAATAACCTATCACGCACCTACTCCCCGCCCCTCAACGCCAACGTGCTGCCGCGGAGACCGGTGCGATTCACAATGACCTATGGCGGCACGACATCCACCCTCTTCCGCGGCTACCTGGAGGACATCCAGCCGACCTACGGGCAATACGGCACGCGCCAGGTCACGCTGATCTGCGTCGACGATATGGACACGCTGAACCTGCACGATGGCCAGATCCCCATGCTCACCGACATCTACGCCGATGACATTATCCAGGCCGCGGTCGCAGCCGCCTACACGCCGGCGAGCACAGCGTACCAACAGGGGCTCAACTACTTCCCCACCTCGGCGCCGGATTGGCAGCACGCAGCGCGCACCACGTGGCAGCTGATGCAGGACGGCGGTGCACTACAGAAGATCACCGACGCCTGTATGAGCGACTGGGGGCGCTTCTTCATCGCCGGCGACGGGATCCCCACGTTTATGAACCGTCACCAGATGGCGCTGGATACCAGCACCGAGCTCACGTTGGACAACACCATGCTCAACATGGACTACAGCTACCCGGTGGCCACCGTGCGCAACCACGTACAGGTCACCTGCTACCCGCGCACGATCGGCGAGTTTCCCGAGACGCTGGGGCAGCTCGATCAGAGCCAGGCGCCGGTCATTGAGATCGGCGAGAGCGCCGGCTTCGTGATCAGCTTCCGCGACCCGGTCAACTCGGCGGTCACCGTCGGAGGGCTGGATCCCATCACCCCGGTAGCCGGCACGGACTACGTCTGTACCGCCGATCCGGAGGGCGAGGGCGAGGACCTCACCGATGACGTGAGCATCACACTCGTCTCCTATGGAGATCGCGCGGAACTGACCCTCACCAACAACGCATCCGTGCGCGTGTGGGTGCAGTCATTGCGCGTGCGTGGCAGCGCCGTGCGCGCCAAGGAACCGCTGACCGTGATCGCCAGCGACGAGACCAGTATCGATGCGTACGGCAAGCGCGAGCTGCAGGTCGACGCACCGCTGATGAGCGATCCCGGGGACGCACAGGCATTGGCGGACTATCTGCTGAGCGTCTACAAGGACCCGCTGAACCGCATCGACAACATCGAGATCCTGGCCAACAAAGACGCTGCGTGGATGGCAGCCGTGCGGGATCTGGAGCTATTGGACCGCGTCGTGCTGTCCGAGGATCAGACCGGGCTGAGCGGCTTCGTCGGCTTCATCAGCCAGATGACACACCAGATCAACAGCCGGTGGGAACACCGGCTGCGTTTCAGCATCGAGCAACAACGCACGATCAGCACGCCGTTCCGCGTCGGCGTATCGCAGCTCAATTCGGGGCACGTGCTGGTCTACTAGGGAGGCACCATGGCCTATACACCATTACCGTCGAAGAGCGATACGGACACGCTCACGCTGCCGGACTACAACAAGATCAAGGACAACTTTGCTGCCGGCGTGCCCGATATCATCGGCGCCAAGGGCGACCTGCCCGCGGGGACCGCTGCGAACGCAGCCGCACGGCTAACTGTCGGAGCAGATGATGCCACCCTCGTGGCAGATTCATTACAGACGACCGGCCTGGCGTGGCAGATCCAGCCGGCAGCCATCGTTACGAAGTCCGCTACGACTACCATGACCGCAGACGAGTGGACCACGCTGGACTTCGATGGCGAGTCAGTTGACACCGACGGCATGCACGACACCGGCACAAACCCATCACGTCTCACTGTGCCCACCGGAGGTGCGGGCCTGTATCTGTTCGGGTTTGTTGGCCGTGTGGATGACGGGTCACCTACAAAATGGCAAGTGCGATTTCTATTGAACGGTACTACAGAAATCGGCGCGGGCGGCATGTCCAGCTATGACTACGGGCCGCTGTCCGTGACAATCCCATACGTTGTATCGGAGGGCGACCGCGTCGAGGTGCAGTATTACTCGGACGGAGCCGACACGATTTCAGCCTCGCCGAAGTTCTGGGCCGTCTGGCAACGGAGGGCATAAATGCCCATCGAGATCACCCCGGATCATATAGACCTCATCGGGACCGGCGCGCGTCTGCTGCGCTTCCTGGACGATAACCGCACGCTGCAACAGCAGATCTACCTCAAGGCGGACGGCACACTCAACATCGGGGGGGAGACCTCGCAGGCCGGCGGCGGTAGCAGCGTGCTTCAGTCGCACGCGCTATCCTCGGGCGCGCACACCGGATCCCTGAACAGCGCCCAGGCGCCGCAGTTCCTGCTTCTCTCGGGATCCCGCCAAATGCAAGGGGATCTGGATCTGGGCGGGTATAACCTGGTGGATGTAGCGCTGGTCGATGGCGTGGACGTGAGCGGCCACTCTGCGCGGCACGAGTCCGGCGGGGCGGATGCGGTGGGGCACGACAACCTAACCGGGTTCGTAGCTGATGAGCATGTGGCGCACTCTGGGGTAACGATCACGCCGGGGACGGGGCTCACCGGAGGCGGCACGATTGCAGCGAGTCGGACGCTATCCCACGATGCCGGGGCCTTCGGGGATCTGCACACCAACTATGCGGAACTAGCTGAGAACGAAACCGTTACCGGCTCATGGACGTTCGATGACGCGATCGTATTGAACGACCAGATTGACAGCAACGTTACCATCACCGGCGATCTCACCGTATTGGGCACGAACTTTATCGCCAATGTTGAGACGGTGGAAATTGAAGACAACCTGGCGATCGTGAACTCCGGCGAGACTGGCGTGGGAATCACTGCCGGCTTCGCTGGATGGGAAGCCGACCGCGGCACCTTAGCGAACTATCGCTGGGGCTTCGATGAAACGCGCGACTTGTGGGTAATTGGTGAGGTTGGCGACACGCTACAGGCCGTTGCTACCCGCGAGGACTCCCCTACGGATGAGGCTATCCCCTTCTGGAATGACGCGGAGAGCCGCCTGGATACAAGCGCCGATCTCACATGGGATGGCGATCTCAACGTAGATGCGAATGTCAAGGTCACACCCGAGCACGATCACCGTCAGAACGGCTACGACGCCGACGCGCCTACGAGTGATGCGGTAGCTACTGTATCGGCGGGGCGCTGCGCGCTGCTGTGGGGATCTGCCGCAGAACAGCTGGCAGAACGCGAGGACTACACACTGGAGGACGTGCGCGGGCTGGCTGAACGTGCGCTGAGTCGCACCGATGCGCATCTGGCAAATGGAGAGCTGGACGTATGGCGGTGGTCACACTCTGGCGGGATGACACTCTCCTCCTGGTCCCCTACGGGAGACAGCACGATCACCATCGAGAATCCGGCTGACGGGTACAATGCTAACCTTGCCATTGACGGTACCCTGGATGGCGTATCACTGGCCGAGTTCAACGCCATGCAGTTCCTGGTGCTGGAAGCAAGCGGCTACACGCCTAACGAGCGCGTGCTGAGCGTGCAGACCGACGAGGGCTTGGCCCTGGTAGACAACGGCGCGGGTGGGACTTACGAGCTGCGTACCAACGTCAATGCCGGGTTGACGTTCGGTGACGGTGGCGGCATTGAATTGGATTGGTCAGGCACGCCGGTGACGATCACGCCCGGAGCAACAGCTAGCGCCGGATCGTCTGACTACGCTGCACACACTGACCACCGGCACGCGATTGCGGCAGGTACGCCCGGATCTATTGAGCCGGATGACGACGCAGACCCCGGAGAAGCCACATCGTTCTCGCGTTCAGATCATACGCATGGCATCCTCACCGCTGCACCTGCGGCCAACAGTGTAAGCCTAGCAGCCAGCGGTGTTGGCGACGCACCCACCTTTGCCCGTAGTGATCACACACACTCGCTGAGTCAGGCTATCTCGCCGACCTGGACCGGCACGCATACGTGGTCCGGCAACACGCCGATCCAGCTACGAGATAGCGCACTCAAGGTCTACTCCAGCACAGACGGGCAGCTCGACATTGACGCGGATACCGAGCTCGAGCTGACAGCGCCGACCATTCAGCTCATAGCGTCGTCCCGCGTGTTGGTATCCGGCGCGCTGGACGTTGATGGGAATCTGGAGTTTCAGGGCGCGCAATCCATCACCACCACAGCGGATGGCTTGACGCTCTCTCCCGCTAGCAATCTCACACTATCCCCGACGGACGACGTGCTCACAGACTCTACGATTGCAGCGGACAATTGGGCGAGCCAGACAACCGGCTGGGGTGTGACGTATGCGGGCGCGGCTGATTTCCGCAGCATCTACGCTGACGAGCTGCACGTCCAGGCGTTTATCGCCGACATCTATCAGGCATTGGTCGGCGGCATCATCGTCACGAAGTCACGCGCTAGATTGAGCCGCGATTTCACGATTCCCGCCGATACCGCTACCGGGACGCTCTACCTGGAGGATCTGGAGGGCTGGGAGGATACGCAGGCATTTGCGGCCTCGGACATTGTGCGGCTGCGATTCGTGGATACCAGCGGGGGCGGGCTTGTCGTCACAGACGTATGGGGCGTCGTATCCAGCTATACCAACCTGAGCGGAGGCGAGCAGTCGTGGACGTTCACAACATCAGACGATGGCGGAGTGAGCGGATCGACCATCTACGCCGGGTCAATCGCGCTGGACTACGGGCAATCCGGCACTGGCAGCCAGGGCGTGTGGGAGGCAACGGTACTCGATAGTGCGGGCGCCCCCTACTCGCAGGTGGCGACGTGGGACACCAACCCGTGGACGCCGGGTAACTGGACGGCGCGTGTGAGACTCGGCAATCTGGACGGACTGAGCGGCGTTGGGTTGGAGTATGGCCTATTCGCCGGGGATGGGATCACCGACAGCGACAGCTATATGCTCATCACGGATGCACAGGCTTCCCTGCACAATCTCCCGCTTGAGATTCACGATGGCACCAACACTGTCTTTAAGGTTGATCCAGACACACCAAGTCTCGCGCTCGGTGCTTCGATCCCTACGGCGTTTGGTGCCGGTGATGGCGTATGGATGGGCCTAGACAGTGGCGCCTACAAATGGCGTGTCGGCGACGCGGATGGAGAGAGAGCGCAATGGGATGGTTCGGCGTATCGTATCTACTCCAACAGCAACACGTACCTGACTACCAATGGCGCATTGATCGACCTCTACTCAGGAGGCGTGCTGAGGGCGTCTTACGGCACGGATATGAAGTTGTACGATGCAACAGTACAGCGCGTGCACCTGGACAACACGGGGTCCGGCTGGTTCATCGCTGCCGACAAATTCTCGTGGAACACGGATGGTGACGTTACCCTTGTTGGGACTGTCACGATTGCAGCGGGCAGTACCGGCATCTCAAACCTAAGTGACGCCGGAGCACTTGCTACTGCTGACAGCTATGGGGACATCAGCGGTACGCCTACAGCTCTCTCGGATATCAACCCCACTGAGGGCGCGAAGCTAACCGGGATTGAGAGCGGCGCAACGGTTGGCGCGACGTGGGGTACAAACCTCTCCAGTGTGCCAACGCGATTCTCTGACACGCCTAGCGCGGCTGGTCTGTATCTGTCCGCCACGCATATGGGGTACTACGATGGCGCAGCGTGGAAAACCTACATGGACAATGCCGCGAACTTCTATCTCGGCGGCAGTGGCGGCGTCTTCCAGTTCGATGCAAGCACCAGTGACTTGCTCCTGGGTGATGAAGATGCGGCTCACATGGAGTGGGACGAGAGCGCGGCGACGCTTAGCCTAAAAGTTGGGAGCGTAACGCATATAGAGGCGTCGGCAAGCGGCGTCAATATTGGCAATGCCGGTAGACCGGCGTACGAGCGTACTTACTAAGGAGAATAACGTGACAGGACTAATTGGCGTACCGAACGATGTAAAGATGTACGAGACAGCACGCGACCCTGATCCCAGGTGGCGTGATAGGTGCCAGCGCACGAGCTGGTACAACGAGCGAGATACAGCGGATACGGTGAATACCTACTCCGTGATGACCGGCTTGAGTCCATCAACGGGTGACACATTCCGCGTGACGGATTCAGGGTACACGATCACAGACCGCAGCGGTGTGAGCGAGACCTGGTCCGTGGCGGATCAGATCTTCCGGTGGGATGGCACGTATTGGAAGTGGGAGCGTGATGGACGCAGCACCAAGCGTGCGTTCCCACGGACTGCGCAGTTGATCGTCGTTAGTTATACAGATCTGTGGATTATTGATGCAAAAGACGGCGCGCCGTGGATGCGATTCTCCAACAAGCAAAACAACTCAATGTTTTGGGTGCCTGTCGGTACGGGACAAATCGCTCCATCGGTTCATGCGCTGAATGGTAATGTTTTCTACGCGGCGCGATTCGATGCCAACGCCATCGCGGGTGGTGTAGGTGTGATTAATTTCGCAACTGATATAGGTCGATACTACGGTGAATACTACACACGCAGTACATACAAATCAACGATAGCAGAACGTAATGCGCTTGCGTCCTGGGACTATTTAACAACCAGCAGCATTAAGATCGTTGAGGGAACACCCAACCATGTCCACGCGGCATGGGTGGATGGACACATGATGCTCGGCGTAGCCACAGATGGCGGCGTGTCGATTGTGAAACACCTTGGCGAGCCTGACGAGAGCGTGGTGGATTTTATTACTAGCAATGCGACATACACAATCAGCAAAAACGCGAAGTTCAGTTCTGCGGGCGATTTCTATTTTACGCAGGACAGCCTTGGTCGTTACATGAAGGTAATTCGACATGGAAACGCATTACTCAACACGGGATCAAGCTCATTAAATTACGCGGACAATCTTTCCGGCGAGGACGCAATATACAGAGTGATGGGTGCATATATATCGAAACTTAGTA